TGCCATGCGTGACAAGGCAGCTTCTGATCGTATCTACGCCAACATTCCTAAAGTTGATTTGGACAATATCGTAGTTGGTTACAAAACGGTTGTTTCTGAATTCAATAACCACTACGGTGCAGAAAAAGTTGCCAACGGCGATGTCTTTTTTGACAAGACTAAAGAAGAGGCTGAGACGCTCAAGAAAGACTCAAAAAAGACTGTTGCTTACATGGTCAAAGAGTTTGAAATGAAGAAGGCTGCTGACCAGTATGCTCGTGCATCAGTTTCTAAAACTGGTTCGCTTGATATGGGTCGGTTACACACCTACAAATTCAACGATGATATTTTCAAGAAAGTGACTACGTTGCCTGGTGCTACGAATCACGGTCTTGTTATGATGGTTGATTGGTCTGGTTCGATGGCAGATAATATCAAAGGTACGATTTCTCAGATTTTCAATCTGGTGTGGTTCTGTCGTAAAGTAAACATTCCGTTTTCAGTTGTTGCGTTCTCTGATGTATATGCCCGTGGGGGTGCTTACGGTTATGGTCGTGAAGAACCTACTATGACTAAGGCTGGTGATATTGCCATGAAAAAATTCAATCTTCTAGAGTTCTTCAGTAGTGATATGACTGCTTCTGAAGAAAACGATATGATCCACAATCTTGTGATGTATGTTGCTCGTTTCGCTCGGTTCCGTGATTGGTCAAAAGATGGCTATCCTTATAGTGTTCCTAGAAAATACAACATGGGTGGAACGCCGTTGAATGATTCAATTATCGCTCTGATGGATTTTGTGCCTGCCTTCAAAGAAAAAACTGGTGTGCAGAAAGTCAACACAATCATACTAACGGATGGTGCTTCGAACAGTATCGCTGGTGTTCACGATTACAAGTTGATTACTGAAGGTGAGGAAAAAGGTTCGCACATGGAAGTAATTTCCCCGATAAGTGGTTCGTATCGTTTCAATGCGACAACGATTATCAAAGACCCTGTTTCTGGTAAAAATGTTGAGGGTTCCGATACGCCTGCGTTTCTTGAACTTCTCAAGGCTCGTGTGCCTGGCATGAACGTGATTGGGTTCTTTATCGCTGGAACTGGTAAATCTGGTCGAGTTGATAAACGGTCATTGTACTATCTCTTGCCTGGTGACGGTATGGATGCGATTATGGAAAAGGTCAAGTTCCTAAACAAGAACAAATATCTTGCAATCACCAGCCTCGGATATGATGAGTATTATGTCCTGCCGGGTGGTAACTCTCTTGAGATCGTTGATGAAGGTCTAGGTGATGAGATGATCGGTGCTTCGAAGGCGAAACTAAAGTCTGCCTTTGGTAAGTCGATGAAGGGTAAAGTCGCAAGTCGCCCGCTTCTTAACAAATTTATCAAGTTGGTGGCATAGTGATAAAAATGTCACACTTTGATAAAAATAGAAAGAATCGAGCAAAACATGCCATTATGTGCTTGCTATGTGAAGTTATCTATGGTAGCTTAATAATATGATGAAAAACAAAAGAGGTCAAAACATGAATTTATCACCACGCAAAAAGTTGTTTGTAGATACTGCTGCCGAGATGTTCGGTGTCGGTGCGATATTGACAAAAGCCAATACTCTGGAGGCCGCTGCGAAAGCAAAAGTTCCTTCGCCGTCTTGGTTCCGTAAATCTTGCAAGGTAGGTTACAATGCCTACGAATTGCCGGGCGGTGAACCTGTTCCTACTGCGACAAACGTAACTGTGGCTGAGGAATCTGCTACTGTCAATTTGGTTGCAACCAATATGGACAAACAGAATCTTGTCCCCGCTCCGTTTGAGGGTTTTGTGCCTTGGGGTAACTTCAAGAAACTTGAGAAAGTTGTCAAGTCTGGTTTGTTCTATCCTATCTTTGTTACTGGTCTGTCTGGTAACGGTAAGACTCTGATGATCGAACAGATTCACGCTAAACTCAATAAAGAGTTGATCCGTGTGAACATCACCATCGAAACTGATGAGGATGATCTGCTCGGTGGTTTCCGTCTCGTTAACGGTGAAACCAAGTTCGTTCCCGGCCCTGTTATTGAGGCGATGGAACGTGGTTGTACTCTGCTTCTTGATGAGTGTGATCTAGGTTCTAACAAGTTGCTTGCCCTCCAGCCTGTGCTTGAAGGTAAGGGTGTGTTCTTGAAAAAGATCAACAAGTGGATCACTCCTAAAGATGGGTTCAACGTGATGGCAACTGCCAACACTAAAGGTAAGGGTTCTGAAGATGGACGCTTTATCGGAACCAACATCCTCAACGAGGCATTTCTTGAGAGGTTCGCTATCACGATGGAACAGCCCTATGCAGCTGCGGCAGTCGAGAAAAAGATTGTTATCGGTTCGATGGCGAAATACGGCGAAGTCGATGAAAAGTTTGCTGAGAATCTCGTAACGTGGGCTGAAGTCATCCGTAAGACCTTCTATGATGGTGGAGTTGATGAAGTTATCTCTACTCGCCGTCTGGATCACATTGTGAAGGCCTTCGCTATCTTTGGTGACAAGATGGAGGCAATTGAGATGTGTGTCGCTCGGTTCGATGAGGATACTAAAGAATCCTTCCTTGACCTCTACACCAAAATTGATGCCGGTATTGTTACTGGTGCTAATGAAGAAGAGGCCTATTCAGAGGACGCTGTTCCTACTGATGATGAACCTGCCTTCTAAAAAAAGTAAAGGAACTTGACATTCCTGTCTGGCTCCTTTACTATATAATAGTGACCATGCCATAAAGGGTGGTCATTATTAACATCTTGCTTATTAAGGAGATAAAAAATGGTAAGAAACACTTTAAGTCTGATCGACAATTTCAATCAACTAACCCCCTATGCTGTAGGCTTCGACAAAGTATTCAATACTTTGAATCGATATGTGGATAATAACGTCAATTCCACAGGGTTCCCACCGTACAACATCCAAAAGGTAGGTGACAACAATTATCAAATCGAAATGGCTCTTGCTGGTTTCAGTAAGGACGATATCGAGGTGGAAGTGGCAGATGGTACTCTGTCGATTCGGTCAGATAAGAAAGAAGAAACTGATGATGAGTTTACTTATCATCGTGGAATTTCGTATCGTAAATTTGAACGCAAGTTTACTCTTGCAGATGATCTAGTGATAAACGGTGCGAAACTTGAGAACGGTATGCTTACGATTGACCTCGAGCGTATTGTTCCAGAAGAGAAGAAGCCACGGCTGATTAAGGTCGATTAATTCTCTTATATAATGAGGAAAGGGAGTTGACTTTCAGCTCCCTTTCCTTTATTATTAATAATAATTGAAGGAGATTTTTATGGGAATTCGAATGTTTGATGTAGACCCCACCCAAGCCCTAGACGGGTTAGACGGTCAAGTCGCTAAAGAAGATACAACACAGGGTGAAGGCCCTACTGAAGAGAGATTTTTCGCTGATCCAAACAAAACTAGAGAGGAAAGACCAAAGGTTGTAAATAGACCAAAAGATGCTCCTCGTTTTGGTGTGAAGTTTGAGGACGGCAAACCAGTGCCTAAAAATCTCGGCCCAGCTGGTAGTGATGCAATTTACAAAGTGTCTAATGATACTGATTTTCAAAACAGAGAAAATGTTCCACCCGCCGCAGATACGCCTGAAGCTGCTGATGCAAGGGAGTTTGCAGAAGAACTTGCAAAACAAGAGGATGCAATCGAAGAAACTAATCATGGTTTACGATATGCTATTCGTCCTATCAAAAATTTTGCGTTGGCTCGAATTGAGTTTCCTGATGAAATTATTCAAGAGATCAACGATCATATCGACAATGTAATTATTCCAGCAGACTCTAGTTATGCTAGTGGTCTTGTTGGTCAATTGAAAAATGGAGAGAACTCTGCTCAGTTGGATTTTCCATTTAGTGATGAAGTTGGTAAATCTATCAAAACAGTTCTAGACCAGATTGGTAGTACATATCTGAAAAACGGCTATGATCGTGATGCTCAGGCTGATTGTTATCAGTGTTGGACTAATCATGCTTATGCTGGTGATTATAATCCTTTGCATGACCACGGTGTGCAAACGCCTGCTGGTCTGTCTGGTTTTCTGTGGTTGAAAGTTCCAGAGTGTATCGAAGAGTTACCAGAGTTTAATCCTGCTATCAATAACGCTGGTGGTGGTATTGATGGGTTTACTCATTTGGTCTGGGGTCAGCATAGTCGCCGAGATATTATGCAGCTAAAGGCTCAGACTGAAGAATATGTTAAACCAGTTGTAGGAACCATGTTGGTATTTCCACAGTGGTTGAAACATCAAGTATTGCCATTCTTTGGTGATGGTGAACGTAGGTCTATGGCTATGAACTGGAATGTTTTTGATTCAGATAATGAAATGCGTAAGTATATGTCTGAACGTGAACTGGCACAATATAAGGCACAAAAGGAGAAGCTCGAGAGTGCGTAAAATTGAATACAAATATAATGAAGATGCTGCTCTTACGGAATTGTCAGAGTACATTGACTCCACTTATGATGAACACTACAGCAAGAATAGGTTTCAGGCTACAGAGTTCATCATAGATGGTGGTCACGGTGAAGGATTTTGTATCGGAAACATACTGAAGTATGCACAACGATATGGAAAAAAGAACGGTAAAAACAGAAGTGACTTGCTAAAAGTAATTCACTATGGTATTATCGCTCTACACATTAACGATATGGAGAAATAATATAATGAAACTTAGTAATGAAACGGTTGCGGTGTTGAAAAACTTCTCAACGATTAACCAAAACCTTGTGATTAAGGCAGGCAGTAAATTGTCTACCATGTCAGCAATGAAAAACATTGTGGCTTCTGCTGATGTTAAAGAAGTCTTTCCACAGGATTTTGCAATCTATGACTTGAACGAGTTTTTGGCTGCAATATCTCTTTTTGATACAGTTGATCTAGATTTTAAAAACGACTTTGTTGTAATTACCGAAGACGGTAATCCACAAAGGTCTTTACAGTATTGGTATTCTGATCCGTCTGTAGTGACACATCCTAAAACGGATATCACTATGCCTGATCCAGATGTGCAATTTCAATTTGCATCTTCTACTCTTTCTGAAGTGCAGAAGGCTGCTTCGATTATCGGTGCGCCTGATATGGTTCTGGAAGGTATGAGTAAAGGTAACGCTATCATCAAGGTGACAGATAAGAAAAACGCAACTGCAAATGATTTTAAAGTTGGTTTGCCAGTTGATGAAACTACAAAGGATGTTCCTTACAAATTTTGGTTCAAGGTTGAGAATTTAAAACTCATTCCTGGCTCGTATGAGGTGAATGTATCTTCTAAGAAGATTAGTTACTTCTCAAATACAAAAGTGCCTGTGCGATACTTTATTGCACTAGAACCAGAATCGTCATATCCAAATGAGTGATACATTTTTATGGGTTGAACAATATCGGCCAAGAAATGTAGATTCATGTGTTTTACCTAACACTCTTAAAACCACTCTGAAAGATTTTGTGAAGGAAGGTCAACTTCCTAATCTAATTCTTTCGGGTGGGCCAGGTGTAGGTAAGACTACAGCTGCCAAGGCTCTCCTTGAAGAACTTGGCTGCACGTACATGATGATCAACGGCTCGGAAGAGTCTGGTATCGATATTCTCAGAACCAAGATCAAAAACTTTGCCTCCACTGTTGCACTTGAAGGTGGTCGCAAGTATATCATTCTGGATGAGGCAGATTATCTAAATCCACAATCTACACAGCCTGCCTTACGTGGGTTCATGGAAGAGTTTCATGCAAACTGTGGATTCATCCTAACCTGTAATTACAAGAACCGTATTATTCCGGCCCTGCAATCACGATGTAGTGTAATTGATTTCAACATTCCCGTAAAGGAAAAACAAAAGCTTGCATCTGAGTTTTTTGCTCGCACGATCACCATTTTGGATGAGTGTCAAATTAGATACGATAAGCGGGTGGTTGCAGAAGTTATCAATAAATTCTTTCCCGATTGGCGTAGAGTACTAAATGAGCTACAGAGGTATTCTGTTTCTGGTGAGATTGACGCTGGTATTCTAGTTGATATTGCTGAAGTCAATGTTAAGGAATTGATAAATTGTATGAAGGGTAAGGAGTTTACAAATGTTCGTAAATGGGTTGTGGATAATCTTGATAACGATCCTACTCGTTTGTTCAGGCGTCTTTATGACAGCCTTTATGATCATGTGGATGGTTCTAGTATCCCTCATGTTGTTGTGGTTTTGGGTGAGTACCAATATAAGTCTGCTTTTGTCGCAGACCAAGAGATAAATATGCTTGCATGTTTAACTGAAATTATGGCAAGGGCGAAGTTCAAATGACAATAGAGGTACATGATAATTTATTAGAGCCACATTCAGCTGAGTTGATTGAAGACTTTATGAAAAATCATCTACGTTGGCGGTATTATTATTCTTCACATAGAAACAAACTTGGTTGGCACTGGCATGTTTATTGTGGTCAAACAGAGGAAGAAGTTCGTAACAACGGCGCAGAATTGCTTCTTCCAATTTGGGAAGCCGCTAATCAAAAACTTTCTTTGAAAGAACGATTTAGAATACAAGGATGGAAGAGAATTTATTGTAACGCTCACACATTCGGAGTAGAACCTAACATTCATTCAGACGATGGTGATTTTACCATGATCTATTATCCCCAAACAAACTGGAAAATAGAATATGGTGGTGGCACTTTTGTATACAAAGAAGATGCAGAGACAGTTGATACGATTGCAGAGTATCGTGGTAATCGTGTCTTAATGTTTGATGCACATCTACCGCATCAAGCACAACCAGTGGCTAAAAACTGTTTAGAGCTAAGAATGTGCGTTGTTTTCAAACTTTGGACTGAAGGTGCTAATCGTGAACGACTCGATTTCTACAAAGATACAGTTTCTTAAAGATTGTGGTGCTGATCTATGTAAACATAGTGGCGGCACACTCTTAGAACATCTGGAAGGCACTAGGGACATTCTACGCAAAGAAGGAGCTCCAGAGTATCTACAGGATGCTGGGTTGTTTCATTCGGTGTATGGAACTGCATATTATATGCCGGATAAGGGTATCTCTACCAATAGAGAAGATGTTCAAAAATTGATTGGTATGCAGGCTGAAGAGATAGCATACTGGTATTGTGTATTACAGGCGCCAAGAATAGTTGAAATTTTAAAGTTTAAAGGACAATTAAAACAAGATTTATTATGGTTAGATTCTGCAAATGGTTTAGAGATGACGAAAGGCAGAATGATGACTTGGGAAGAAGCATATGACTTATGAGTTGAAATTAAATATTTCTGACTCAGTAAGAAAAGAAGTCATACGTGATATTCGTGATCCAGACAAGTGGTTAAAAGAAGAGAGGGATAATAAATCAAATTTAATTGTTAGAGCTAGAACGCATTGGGAATTTCATATGAACAATGATGCAACACAAACTATCTCTGAAATTATTTTTGACAAGATTATATCTAACAGGCATAGGCGAAAATGGCGAACACATCAAGTCTGGGGTGCCATATATGATAAAGGTGAATTTGCTCAAAAACACAGACATGGAAAACAATCTTTGAGTTGGGTTTATTATTTGGATTGTTGCAAAGAATGTGCCCCTTTAGTTTTTGATAATATCTCAATTAAGCCTGAGGTTGATTTATTGGTGTATTTTAGTGGAGGAGAGTTCCATGAAGTTCCAAGACAAACTTGTAACCATGAAAGAATTATTTTATCTGGTAATATTATAAAAGTTAAAAATGTAATGAATTGGAGTGAAGCATATGACTTATGAGTTAAAAGACTATCTAAAAGCTATTAATGTGACAAAAGAACCTTTATTGGACAGTGAAGATCAAATGTGGGAAAAGAAGTTTTCTCCGTTTATCATAAACAAATGTCTGGCTCCCTTTGAAGATACCATTATGTTGGTAAACGAGGTAAACCAACTACATCAACTTGACAAGAAACTACAATTCGATTTTTTAATAAATAGCTTGAGGCCAAGGAAAAGATATACCCCTTGGATGAAGGCGAAGAAATTAAAGAATCTAGAGTATGTAAAAGAGTATTATGGATATAATAATGAAAAGGCACGGGCCGCTCTTGATGTACTGGATGATGATCAGATTTCCGCTATAAAACAAAAATTAAATAAAGGTGGAAAAAATGGAAGAAGTTAGTTGGACACAGGATCAGATGCTAGAAGTATCTCTGAACGAACCTGATGATTTTTTGAAGGTTCGAGAGACACTATCTCGTATAGGCGTAGCATCAAGAAAAGAAAAAAAGTTATATCAGAGTTGTCATATTCTACACAAAAAGGGAAAGTATTACATTGTACATTTCAAAGAACTTTTTGCGTTAGATGGTAAAAATACTAATCTATCAATCAATGATATTGCTCGAAGAAATACGATTGCAAACCTACTGAAAGATTGGGGTTTGGTTGAACTACAGGGAATAGCTGAAAATGTAGCTCCACTAAGTCAAATCAAAGTTCTTTCTTTTGGTGAAAAATCAGAATGGATTCTTGAAACTAAATATAACATAGGTAAGAAAAAAGAGGACTAGTGTGGACAAGTTCAAGGATTTCATATTTGAAGAAACGGTAAAACGAGATAAAATTACAATTCTTATTCTTACCAATTCTAAATCTAAGAAACCAGAGGTCGTAACTGGACAGTTGATCAAAGCAGCCGAGTCTATAGGTTTGCCTTGTTACCCTGTAGTTACATCTGAAGCATGGATTGCTGATAACGATATTGAACAAGGCACCATCAAGATCAAAAATCATGATGGAGAAGAAAACGAAGTAGAGATTGTGGTTCGTGAAACTGTAGTTTTTGTTCGTGCTGGTGCATTAGAAAATGAAATAGGTCTTGCGTTATTGGGAACTCTACAGAACGCTGGATGTTTCATGATTAATGATCGTGATGGAATGTTGACATGTGATAACAAGATGTCAGCGTATACAGCCTTTGAACGTAACGGTATTACAACACCACGTACATCTCTAGTTAATAATGAAAAAAGTATTCCAGATGCTCATGATCGTATTGGTGGAAAGTTTCCTGTAATTATCAAAACCCTGACAGGAACACAGGGTGTTGGTGTATCTAAAGTTGAGAGTATGGAATCCATGATGAGCGTTGTTCAATCTCTGTGGAAGTTCGGTGCTACTCTTATCTTACAAGAGTTTTTAAAACTTGATGGTGATATTAGAACTATCGTGATGAATGGCCGTGTTGTTGCATCGACAAGAAGAATTAAACCAAAGAAAGACTTTCGATCAAATCGTCACATGGGGGCTGAGACAGAACCATATGAATTAAGTGATGAAGAGAATAAAGTAGTTTTGGCAGCTGCTAGGGCCACAGGTGCATATATGGTTGGTGTAGATCATGCTGTGGTAGACAAAAAGATTTACGTCCTAGAATGTAACGGTTCGCCCGGCATGGGATCAAACTTTCAAAGCTATGATATTACCCAAATACCACAGATTCCAATGAAAGAAAAAGATATAATCAAATTTGTGTTGGAGTATCTACAAAACCCTATGCATCGTAGACATAAATTTAACCAAGAGTCTGGTTATCATGAAACCCTAGAAATCGTGGGATATGGTGATATTCGAGCTAAGTTTGACACAGGTAACGGCACAAATGCTTCCATGTTCGTTGTGGACAAACTAGATGTAACAGGTAAAAAAGTTAAGTGGGAAAAGGATGGTAAAAAGTTTACCAGTAAATTGATTGGTATATCAAAACCAGAACATGTAGGAAAAATAGATGAACGGCCGATTGTGCTAGTTGATATGAAATTCAATAACATGTTGCACAAGGAAGTGCCGATCGGGCTCACAACCAAAGATTCTAGAAGTACTCTGCTCGTCAATAGA